TCACTGCCGCAAGCGGTGGAGGCACTGCCATTGCAGCCGATCAAGCCCTAAGTGCCGCAACTGGCACAACTAAGTTTGATGACCTGACATTGGCTTCTGCTGCAAACACTGACGTTCAAACTGCCCGAGTGCTTTATGTTAATTGTTCGGTCAACGCCGCAGTTACTTGCGATGTTGCCCTATATGGAGATATTGTCTCGCTATGACCACGATATTTGTTTGCAACAACGGTTCTGAGTCATTTTCTGACGGTCTGGATGGTACGGTGTACCATTTTGATCCAAAAAAAGTGGTGGAGATTCCTGAAGTTGCAGCAAAACATATCTTTGGTTATGGCGATGACAATAAAGAGCCGTATCTTGTAAGACTTGGTTGGATGAAAATGAGTAACCAGTTTGACGCAGCAATGGAAAAGCTGGCCTTGTTTTCTTTTTCGAAAGAGTCTGTAAAGCCCGTCCACTTGTCAGCCCCAGTGGTGGAACGAGTAGCCGCCCCAATGCCCAAGGCAAAGGGTGCGGCGAAAGTTGCAAACCTTGATGGTTAAAAATGGCAGATACGCTTGCTGGTTACATTACGCAAACCCGGCGTTTATTACATGACGTTAATGCGAACTTCTGGACAGATGCAGAGCTAACGGATTACATAAACGATGGGCGTAACACCCTAGTCCGAGACTCAGGGTGCAATCGCGTTTTGCAGAATCACACTGTACCGTATAACGTCGAAACCATTGATTTTGCTGACTTGCCGGAAGGCGTCAACACGGTGGATGTGCTAAATGTGATCCTCTATTGGGGGAACTCACGCATTCCACTGTATTACCTGCCTTGGACTGACTTTAATGCTCAGTTGCGCTATTGGCAAAACTACACTGGGCGTCCAGTAGGCTTTTCCATGTACGGGCCTAAGAAGATTTTTATTGGCCCAAAGCCTGATCAGGCATACGAGATGGAGATTGATACCGTTGTCTTGGTTGATCCAATGACGAACGGCGCTGATGTAGAAACATTACCGACACCCTTTACTGAAGCGGTGCCGTTCTACGCCGCTTACATAGCAAAATACCAAGAGCAGTCCTACGGTGAAGCTGAAATCTTCAAGCAAGAGTACAGCAAGCACGTTATGGAAGCTCTGAACACTACCTTTACTCGCAGGCTGCCGACACCTTACACAGCGGGGTATTGATATGGCTGCGGCAGAGCAGAAAAAAAATTACGCCGTAGTCAAAGACTTCAAAGGTCTTAACACCAAGAATAACCGCACGGTGATTGGTGATGGCGAGTTTAGCTGGTTGGAAAACATCCAGCCCATTGGCTACGGTAACCTTAAGATTACACCCGGCAATCAGCAGCTTGCGAATGTTGCATTTACTGCGAATGTTTCGTTTCTAGGCTCTGTCAACATTAACAACAATGAGTATGTACTGGCCTTCCAAGACAATGGATCGGCACAGTATGTGAACATTACGACAGGCGCTCAAGGAAACATTGCTCCGGCAAATACCTTTTCCAATGCCGATGTAATGATCACGCAGTGGCGCAATGAGCGTGCGCTAATCATTGATCCGGTCAAAGGTTACAAGACTTGGGATGGCACCAATTTACACTCTATTGGTAGCGTCAACACCATTACCATCAATAACAAGGGTAGCGGTTATCTGACATCCAATACCACTGTTACCTTTGGCGCACCCAATGAAGCAAATGGTGTGCAGGCAACGGGTACGGTAGTGGTAGTTGCCAATGCGGTATCGGAAGTGATTGTGACGGAAGCTGGCGCAGGTTATACCACCGCACCAACTGTCACTATTACTGGCGCAGGCACCAATGCCAATGTGACTTGCACGATTCTGAATCAGAGTGGCTCTGACATTGCCACTTTCTCAGGCCGTACTTGGATTGCGCAGGATCGTACCGTGTATTACACGGCAACCGATACCTACAATGATTTTATTAACTTAACGGCTGGCTTCATTACGTTAAGTGATTCAACACTGCGGACATCCATTACGCGCATTCTTTCTGCCAACAACTTCTTGTATGTGTTTGGCGAAGACAGTATCAACGTCTTCTCGGATGTGCGGGTGGATGCTACGCTTGGTACGACGTTGTTTACGAATACCAACGTATCTGCCTCAGTCGGCTCCAAGCTAAAACACGCTATTTTCCCTTACTTCCGTTCTGTGCTGTTTATGAACGAATACGGGGTCTATGCGTTGGTGGGTGCAACCACGACCAAGATCAGCGATCCGTTGGATGGCGTGTTCCCACTAATTAACTTTGATGAGTTTATTAGCGGTGGGCAGTGCTTAATCAATAACATTTTATGTGCCGTATTTAACTTTAAGTTCAATGACGATGGCACAGAGCGTTGGATACAGGCAGCATTCTTTGAGCGCAAGTGGTTCTTTACCAATCAATTAACGGATTGCTACTTTGTCGTGCCAGCATTTAAGGATGGATTCTTAAACCTGTATGGCACTAGCGGACAAGACTTATATCAGTTCTACGAGGATGCCTTAAATCCGGTAGATATGATTTTGGAAACTGCTTTGTTGCCGATGGGCGATCCTATCCGCGACAAGCAGGCATTAAAGATTGGCATTGAAGCAACATTAGGCAATGAGCCAATTATCTTTGATGCTTATGTGGATTCAGAAAATCAGCAATCACCGCCCATTGAGTTTTCCAATGCAATCATTTGGGTGAATAATGTTGGCAACCCTATTTCTTGGAGCAATAACGCATCGTTATTGATCGGATGGGCTGCGGCAAACAGTGCGGGTGGTGGTTACTATTTGTACAAGAAAGATGCCAAGATGTTTGGTAAGTATTTAGGCATCACGTTAGAAGGCAGTGTGACGCCATTTACGATTAACGGCTTCGAGTTTGAGCATGAATTGAGAGCGAGGTTCTAAATGCCAGTACCTAATACATTTGCAAATGCAACGGCAACGATACCGTTATCGCAACTGGACGCTAACTTTGCAACCACGATTACGCTTGGCAATACGGCAATACAGCTAGGCAACACGGTTAGCACGTTAAACAACATGACGTTGGCAAATGTCACTGTTACCAGTGGCAATGTGACGCTAACCAACGTGACTGTCACGACTGCTAACGTTACCACAGCCAACATAGCGACTGAGATTGTCACGACCAGTCAGACGTTGAACTACGGCACGGCTAACGGCGTGGTGTACCTGAACGGGAGCAAGGTAGCGACTACTGGCACAGCATTAGTGTTTGATGGTACGAACTTGGGAGTTGGCGGCACATCAGCTGGTGCAAAACTTTCTGTGAACAAAGGCGCATCTGGCGCACTTCTTCGTCTGACTGACGGAACTCAGCAAAGTTTAGATATTTCGTCTAATGCTGGCGCTGGTTCTGCTGGAGTTATTACTTACGACACGGTTAATGGTGGCGCGCACGCTTGGGCTGTTGCAAATTCACAAAAGTTGTTTCTGGACAACCCCGGCAACCTCGGCTTGGGTGTTACGCCGAGTGCGTGGGGTGTTTACAAAGCAATAGATATTTTAAGTGGCGGAACAGTATTTGGTGCTGCGACTAATTACGCTGGTCTTGGTTCTAATTGCTTCAACAACGGCTCTGGGTGGAGATATAAAAATACTGCTGTTGCTGGTTTGTATCAGTTAGAAACAAATACACATGTCTGGTACACAGCAGGCTCCGGTACAGCAAATACTGCTATCACCTTCACACAGGCGATGACGCTGGATGCGAGTGGGAATTTGGGGATTGGTACGAGTTCGCCTGCGTTTAGACTGGATGTTCGAGAGGCTACAGGGACAGCACAACTTCAATCAACTACTGGAACTAACACAGTTCAGTGGTCAGTCAGGAATACTGGCGGAACTTTTTATCAAGCCATTGAAAGTAGTACAAGTGGAAATTTTGGCGTCACTGCTTATTCCGCCGTTCTTTGGCATACCGGCAACTACCCGATGGTATTTGCCACCAACAACGCCGAACGCGCCCGTATCACCGCCGCCGGGAAATTTGCAATTGGAAATTCTTCAGCGTCTGGCACATTAACAGTTGACGGTATTGATGCAATATCTACAGGCACTGCAAGCACTTATGCAATTACTTGTGGCAATGATAGTGGCGAAGCTTTGGCCTTTGGGTCTGATGGATTATTGGCGTATATCCAATCATTTGGTAGCCGACCTTTAATCATTAACCGAGAAGGTAATGAGGTTCGTGTTTGTGGAACGACTGATAACGGCGCATTTAACCTGCAATGTAACGGCACTGGTGTTTGGGGTGCTGGTGCGTACGTCAACGGTTCAGACGCTCGAATTAAAGAAGATGTTGCGCCGATTGCTTCCGGCTTGGATGTGGTCACTAAACTGAATCCAGTGACTTACCGCTACAAAGAAAGTTGGACTAAAGACCAAAGCACTCAGACAGGCTTTATTGCCCAAGAGTTACTGACTGCGCTTGATGGTCAGGTTTATGTTGACGGTGTAGTGCAGCAAGGTGGGTCTGAAGGCTACTACAGCGTGGCTTACCAGAACATCATTCCGATTCTGACAAAAGCCATCCAAGAACTCAAAGCAGAGCTAGACGCAACTAAAGCAGAAGTAGCCTTGTTAAAAGGAGCAAAGTAATGAACATAGTCTGGTCAGTTACCGCTATGGACTGCTACCCACAAGAACAGGGTAATGCAGATGTGGTCTTTAATGTTCACTGGACTTGCGCTGGTACAGAGGGTGACTATTCTGCAAGTGTGTACAACACCTGTCAGATACCTTATGCCGGTGGTGAGTTCACGCCTTATGAAGACCTAACCCAAGAGGAAGTGTTGGGCTGGATTTGGGCTAACGGGGTGGATAAAGACACAACTGAGGCTGCGGTTGAGCAAATGTTGCAAAACCAGATTAACCCGCCGGTGGTTACGCCACCGCTTCCTTGGAGCGCATAATGGCTGTCAACGCACCTTTTACCCCGTCCGGTAATACCGTGACGTTTACGGCTGGTGTAACTGCACCTACGCCAGTTCAGGCCGTATCCACAACCCTTGGTGGCAACCAGTATCGCATCCTAAATGCTGGCTCTGTGACTGCCTTCTTAGGTGTTGGCACGACTGCGGCTGCGGCTAACTCGGCTGCTGCGGTAGTAACTTCTTCCGGTCAGGCAATGCCTTTACTGGCAGGTACGGATGAGATTATTACCTTCTTGCCGAATGCTTACTTCACTGCGGTGACTGCTTCTAGCAATGCGGTGATCTATATCTGCCCCGGTGACGGTTCGTAGCCATCATGGGAGTTAAACCATGCTAAAGACCGTCAGTAATTACATAAATGTCATCGGTGCGCTTGTTTACAAGGGTACTTGGAACGCTGCGACCAACAGTCCTACGTTGACCTCCAGCGTTGGTGACAAGGGTGATTACTACGTTGTCAGCCAAGCAGGTTCGACTAACCTGAACGGGATTACCGATTGGCAGGTCAACGATATAGCGGTGTTTAACGGTGCTGTCTGGCAGAAGATAGACAACACCGATGCGGTTTTTTCAGTCAACGGTCAGACAGGTGCAGTGGTACTGACCGCGCCTGATGTGGGTGCTACGCCAAATACAGCTTATGTGTTGGCAGGCACGGGTTTAACTGGCGGTGGACAGTTAATCGGCAATGTCACGGTCACCCTAGCTAATACGGCAGTAGCTCCCGGCACTTATGGTACAGCCAGCCAAGTATCTCAAGTGACCGTTGATGCTCAAGGCAGAATTACCAGTGCAGCCAATGTAACCATAGCCATTGCCAACTCAGCGGTATCTGGCCTTGGCACGATGTCCACGCAAAATGCCAATAATGTGGCAATCACAGGTGGCAATGTCAGCAGTGTCACGCTGGATGGCGGCACTTATGCTAATGCAAACATTACCAGTGTTGCAACGCCTTTTCCGAACAATTACCTAGCCAACAGTTCTACAACGCTTGGTAGCACGACGTTGACCTTGGGCGGTACAGCAACCAGTGTCGGAAACCTGACACTATCGAATACCACGATTACCAGTGGCAACGCCACGTTATCGAATGTTACGGTAACATCCAACCTCAATGCTAATTTAGCAACCAGCAACACGGCGGCAATGCCTGATCCTAGTTTGCCGCTGGCACCAGAAGGTTACATAACGGTCTATGTCAACGGAAACGCCAAGAAAATTCCTTATTACGGAGTCTGACAGTGGAGCCTCAGTTCCTAATCAACATTCTTTTTGCAGCCGCAGGAGCCGCTTTTGGGTGGATACTGAACAGTATCTCGCGCTCAATCGTCAGGATCGAGGACAGAATCTCGGAAATTCCGATGATCTATGTCAACCGGGATGATTACCGGGCAGACATCCAAGACATCAAAGGAATGCTTGGCAAAATCTTTGACCGCTTGGATCAAAAGGCTGATAGATGAGCCTGAACATGGATGCGCTGGCGACTCCGATCTTCGGAGAGCCGGACAGCCTCCGCGACTTTCTGTTTGAAAATGGCATTCAACACCAAGTCTTTTGGGAAAGACTGACTGACGCTGGCTTCTATGTGCCACGCTATCCCATCATTGATGCTGACCCGCAAGACCTTGACGATTGGCTGTTAATACATCAACAAGAACACCAAGCGTACTCCACTATTCTTAACCTGAATGACCCCTTTAATCTGCTAGACTTGGATTTTAACCAAGAGGATGACTTTTACGATTGGGTAAATAGTCATTTGTTGATCCATGAGCAGATAGCACGAACACTGGGGGTGACATGATTTCCGATGAAGACTTCTTGCGGCTATTTAATACCGCAATGGCACTGGCTAAACCAATGGGAAAGCCAACGGTCAATGCCGAACAAATAGATTCTGGCTTTGAAACCATTGACGTTGATAGCCTAGATTTATTGATAATTGCCATGTACTTGTGTGATGCCTTTGCCGTGCCAGAAGAGATTGGCAAGGAAATGAGGCCAGCAAACTTGCGGGAAATGAAAGACTTTTTGGTGGCTAACGCGACTGTCGAAGGTTTTGATGTCAATTCAGCCATAGCGGTGATGCAATGAGTCTATTCCTAACCTACGGGCATACCGTATCGAACCCGCAAACTACGCTGATGGAAGACATTTTGCACCCACAGCGTGTGCATTTCATACCGGAAAGTTACCAAGGCGCAAAACAAGGCTTCAAATACCCACCGCATAACCTTGCCAACATGGTGATGGCACCAGCAACGCTGGAATGGCTGCGGGAAAACCCGGCACTAGGTAAGACTGCTTTCATTCTGGCGGCAGGCAATGCCCACTTTGCTGGCATCAACCCGCGCAAAAACCAAACGAACACGCAGTTGCATTATGAGTACAAGTTTTTGCCATTCACGCTTACGCAAGTGATGGCTGGCAGGCTGGCAAATATGATCTGCCAACCCGATTACATTGCTACGGATTCCACTGCCTGCGCATCCAGCCTGAAAGTCATGATGGACTGCCTGATGCTGGAAGCCTTTGGCTTTACCCGTTTCATCATCCTGTCTGTCGAAGACGCTGTATCCAATTCCGTTTTGCAGTTCTTTGGTGATTCAGGTGCCTGCTTAACCTTGGCTGAAGAAACTAGCAAAGACATCGTGCCTAGCGCTTTTGATAGCAGAAATGGTGGCTTTTATGTCGGTCAAGGTGCCGCCTTTGCTGTTTTGCAAACAGAAGGTGAGGTCAACCACTATGGTCTGACCCCAAAAGCTAGGCTGGTGGGTGCTTATCATGCGGCAGAAAAGTGGAACAATGCCATAGGCCAAGCGCCTGATGGCACGGGCTATGTAGAAGCTATTGAAGGTGCCATGCGGTATGGGGAAGTGTTCCCAACTGACATCAAAATTGTGAAGACACACGGCACTGGCACGGAGTCTAACAATGTGTCTGAAAAGTTAGCATTGATGAACACTTTGAATAGCTTTGTAGCAACGTCATTTAAGCCAAAAATAGGTCACACAATGGGCGCTTCGGGCTTGCTAGAAACGCTACTTTTGCTTGACAATCTGGTTTATGGTGTTGTACCTGCTATTCCTAACCGGACAGAAAAAGACAATATTTTCCTGTCTGAGGACTGCGAGACTCCTGATGGGCTGATCCTTAGTCTTGCCGCTGGAATGGGTAATGTGTATTCCGCAGCAATCTTTGACCCAGTGAGGTAATGATGGTTCAGATGGTGGACAGTCGAGAACAGGAACTCAGTCCAGAAGATATTGTAGCCATTGCTGCAATGAATACGGACGCAGGCGTTGATCGCTCAAAAGCAATCGCTATGGTCAACGAAGAGCTAAAAATGGATGACACCTTGTTTGTCCGTCAAGGCAATACGCTCTTCATCATTCATAAAGCACAACCCGGCGTAGGCTGGTTTCGTGCGTTTAATGCTGATGTTGCTGCCAACTATCTGCAAAATAGTTTGGAGTTTATCCGCGCTTGCTACAAGATGGGCTTCGACACAATGGCATCGACCTTCTATGATCCTGCCATTTTGCAAATCTTTCGTTATATCTCAAAGAACCCACCCAATCCTGAGATGGGTTACAACCTACGCAAACTTAGTGACGGTCAATTCTTAGGAAGTATAAAGACTGGGCCTGCGAGAGGGGGTGCATAATGCCTGTTGTCGTTGCCATTGTCGCCGTTGGCGCTGGCGTTGCAGTTGCAGCGCCTATTGTTAAAGACGTTGTCGAAGAAGGTATTGAAGTAGTTGGCGATGTTGTTGAAGCTGTTGGCGACTTAGTTGAAGACGTAGTTGAAGTTGTCGTTGACACTGTTAAATACGTTGCTGAAAACCCGGAAGTTGCGCTTATTGCTGTTGCTGCACCAGCACTTTTGCCTAGCATTGGCATAACAGGTATTGCGGTTCAGCCTGTGACTGCTGGTTTGATTTCAGCGTCACAAGGTGGTGACTTAGAAGACATTGGTAAAGCTGCGCTTGGTAGCTTTGTTGGTCAAGGCGTTGGCATTCCTGTAGCAAAGGGTCTTGGAGAAGCGATTGGCGCTGCTGGCAACACAGCACAAACTGCTTTAGTTAATGCTGCTGGTGGCGCAGTAGGCTCTGCTGCTGGCGCTGTTGTTACTGGTCAAGACGTAGGTGAGGCTGCATTGATGGGTGCTGCTGGCTCTGCTGGCGCATCCTTGGCACGCTCTGGTGCAGTTGAATTAGGTCAGCAACCAAGAAGCTTTACCGGTGACATTGCCGCTGATATTGGTGAGGTGGCAGGCCGCACTGCTGCTGGCGGTGACTTCAGACAAGAGTTAGCTGGCGCTGCATTTGGCGCTCTATCCAGAGAAGGTGAAATAGCATTACAAGAGTTAAAGAATAGACCGCAAACTGAGAGGACTAAGCAGATTATTGCTGCTTTCTCTGAGCCTCGCAGCCCCGGTGTTGGTAGGCAGCTTGGTGAAGCTACCGCTGGCTTGGGCATGAACCCTGTTTTGGCAGAAGACATAGAGGGTCAGCCAGTTCGTTCAACAGAAGTTATCGTAACTGAAGGCGCACCAGATGTTCGCACTGGTCGCACTATTCCAAGTTCACTGCCATCAGGTAGAGCTAAAGCTGCTGGCACTTCAGGCGGTGTTACAACCACTGCAACTGGCGGCATGGGTGCTGGTGAAGGCGCTGGCGCTGGTGCTGGTGAAGGTGGCGGTGGTAGAGCGCCGGAAGAAATGACGGGCGCTGAGTTGCTTGAAACTGCTGCGGCTGGCGAGGAAAGAGAACGTCTGCCAGAGGTTGAGGTGGAAGATGAACTTATTGTTGAGCCAATCGACTTTACTAAGTTTACTGATGAAGAGTTGATTGAGTATCTGAATCAAGAGTTTCCATTAACTGAGCCTGAAGCACCTGAACCTGATTTCAGACCAATGGATGTCAGATTAGCAAGAGGCAGCATTAGAAGAGCAGCACTAAGTTCAATCAGTCCTCGCGTCGTAGGAACTAGCCCAACAGCAGCAATCGTGGGTCAGAAAGAACCGATCTTTGGTGGTGAGGAAGACGCACAGCAAAGCGTATGGAACACCCGTTCCTTGCGTTTAAGAAAGGCACTAGGTGGCTAATATGAAAATACTTGAGATGATGGTTGGCAGTCGTGGCATGGGTGATGCTAAAGCAATGGCTGAGAT